GTCCTGTCCAGTCAGAGAGAATGCACCAGCTTCTCCTGCTGTGCGCCTGCCTGCACGCAGTGTCGCATCCTGTCCTGCCAGTGCGAATGCACCAGCGCCTCCTGTCGTGCGACGAGCTGCTCGGAGAGATGCGTCCTGTCCAGACAGTGCGAATGCGCCAACGCCTCCTATTGTGCGCCTGCCTGCACGGAGAGATGTGTCCTGTCCAGACAGGGAGAATGCACCAGCACCTCCTGCTGTGCGACGAGCTGCTCGCAGTGTCGCGTCCTGCCCTGCCAGCGAGAATGCGCCAGCACCTCCTGTCATGCGACGAGCAGCTCGCAGAGTCGCGTCCTGCCCTACCAGCGAGAATGCGCCAGCACCTCCTGTCGTGCGTCGAGCAGCTCGCAGAGTCGCGTCCTGCCCTACCAGCGAGAATGCGCCAGCACCTCCTGTCGTGCGTCGAGCAGCTCGCAGAGTCGCGTCCTGTCCTGCCAGCGCAAATGCGCCAGCGCCTCCTGCTGTGCGACGAGCTACCCTTGTGCCGGCCTGCTGTCCTGTCAGCGAGAATGTGCCAGTACCGCCTGTCGTGCGACGAGCGACCCGTGTACCGGCCTGCTGTCCTGTCAGCGAGAATGTGCCAGCATCTCCGGTCATGACATAGTGAGTCGTGCCGAGCTGCGAGCTGATCGCGACAGCCGATATGGGTGCGTGTCCTAGCATGGATCACCTCACGCCAGGGCTGAGTCGATCTCGGACTGAGTCAGGAGGCCGGCATCTCTCAACGCATTCAGGCCGGCATGCAACCTAGGAGAGTCTAGATCGACGCTGCCATTCGCGAGTAGCCTGTCGTACCAGAGACGGACGATAGGATTCTGCTGTGCGGCCGCCACGACCGCAAGCTGTGTGACCTCGCTGAAACGATCAAGAAAGTCCAGGGAATAAACCAGTCGAGGAGCAGGACGATCGATCCACGCATCAGCGATCGCCTGACCAGCAGCTCGCTGCTCATCAGTCGCCTCGGAAGCGAAAGTCACACCGTATCGACCATCGAGATACTGCTCGACGCCGATGATCGGCGCGACAGCGGCGACAGTGGCGTGGAGGTCTGCTAGCATTCCCACCACCCCTGTATGCCTGCGCGGTCGGTGCCGTTAAAAAATGTCACAGTGCCGGTGCTAAATATGCGCTCGATCCAGTACAGCGTCCTAAATCCGATGCCTGAATATCCCGCCGCTCGACCGACTGCCGTCACTGGTTGACTGGCCACCTGGCTAAAAGAGAAGCCGGCGATGGTCCAGCCATAGGGCGGCGCGATGAAATCGACGGCATCATAGCCGATAGCCGTGATCCCGCCCTGCCCTGCCGTGCCATGCGTCGTGTACGAATGACAGGTCATATCGAACATGGACCCCATGACGCCGCAGACGATCTCGACCTTGTTTGCGGTTTGGGCCCGCGCCTGCTGGTAGGTGGTGCTGGCGTATGTGTAACTGGTGACGCCACCATCGACTTTATAGATGGGCCTCCTCTGTTGATGGTAGTAATTCCACACGAATCTTTGCGCCGTCGTATCGCTGCACTGGTTTGCGGCGCTTGTCCTGATTGTTCCGAGATACCGGCGTGTCGTGGTGCCGGACTGGACTAGCACACCATCGACAGTGGTGAGCGCTGTGGCCCGCGTCGTGGCATTCGTCCATGCGGTGGTCGACAGCGCAGGTGATCCGCTCGAGACGATCGCATATACATCGTAATTCGTGCCGGTCGTCAAGCCTGTCAGTGACAGGCTGATGCCTGTTCCGATGTCATAGGTGATCCATCGATTGCCCGTGTAAATTTCTATTTTGGAGTCGAGGTATGGCAAATAGTACAGGGTGCCTTGGGCGCTCAGGTCAGATGTCGGCACCGCCAGCGTGCTGGACAGTGACAGGCGACCACCGGGGATGATGTTGGGCGGCGTCACCTGATCGGCCGGCACGGTGACAAACACATCCTTGGTGCCAGCGCTGAGATTGACGGCAGCTCCCGAGTTGCTCGAGGCGATGACTGATGTCCTGGCGAGCGTCGTCGCGGGACTGCCGACCGTGCCGAACCCCACCTCATACTCGGCAGCCGATCGGTGCGAAATCACATAAAAACAGGTGTTGTTGGCGCCAATACCTGAACTAAATGTCTGGAAACCAGTGACGGCACCGGACAGCGTGAGCGTTCCGGTGCCGGTGGTGGTGCTCGTCTCTCGGACGCGGTCGGCGTAGACGAACGGCATGCCGATCTCCTATCAGGTGATCGTCAGGGCACCGTTCGTCGGATCGTAGTCGATGGTAAATGTCTCGGTGTCGGCCAGCGTGATGCTGCTGCCGTAGTCGTACCATCCGATCAGCTCATCGTTGGTCGCCGTGTCGTTGTACAGGACCGCATAACGGAACGCTGCCATAGCGCCACCGCTCGCCGTGAATGTGACATCGCCGAGGACCAGCTTGTAGGTGCCTGATGTCTGCGAGCTGCTGGTGATCGATGCGGTATTGCCGCCAGCAGTGTAGCCGTTGGCCGCCGTGATCTGCGTGATGTTGGCCAGCACGGTGTTGGTGGCCAATGGCGCACTGTTGGTCAGCGCAATTTTCAAGGTGTCGCTGCCGAGATTGTGGACCTTCTCGGCCAACGCCTCGACGAACGAGTTAAATTTATTGAATGTCGCCATCAGTCATTCTCCTACCAAAGAGCCACGATGTTGCTGGCGGTCGTGCCAGTCGCGAAAATTCGGACCACCCGAATAGGTAATAACTCATGCTTGTCAAGGACGAATGTGACATCATTTCCCGAGCCGGCCATGCGAACCTTGAGATTACCTTGAGCGCCGATATAGACGCCTCTTGTCGTGTTCGACAAATCGGTCGAGTCGCTCGGCGTGACAGCTGCCGCATCGTTGTACGGACTGGTCAGACCCTCCTGCTGATTCGAGTGATGATCAGTCGGCATCTCATGCTCCCGCCGTCGTGGTCGTCGTCGTCACCGCTCCTGGTATCGACTCGACACAGGTGATCACCTCGTGCGTGCCGTATCCGGTCAGGTCAGACACGCTCATGACCTCGAGGATCTTCGCCCCGTACACGATCCTATGCGACGGCAGGACATCGCCGCGATACCGGATCGTCACCCGATACGGTGCGAGCGCCTGCTGCGACAGGCCGAGCTGGATCTCGGATCCGGGCGACATCTCGACCATGGCCCACACAGTGCCGTAGGTCGTCCATGTCCGCACATCCTGACCGTATGAGTCGGCCGACTCGCTCGCCGACTGGAGCTCGATGCGGTGCCGCAGTTCTCCGATCAGCGTGCGCCTCGCCATCAGCCGAGACTCCCGTCCTGATACGCCATGAGGATTGACTCGACAGCCATCGGCACAGTCGACATCGTGCCAGGAGCGACAGCCTCTCTCTGTTCAAACCAGTGCGACACCAGCATGCGGATGCACAGCCTGAGTGGGGCCGGCACACTCGCTGCCGTCGAGCCATAGCCGGCGATCCAGTCGACCTCGATCCCTCCTCGCAGCGCCGTCTGGAGCGAGGGCCAGGTGGTGTCAGGATACAGCACCAGGCTTGGCGGGTTGTAATCCAGCAGGAGGTCGAAATCATCGGCCGCGTAGGTCAGCGTCTGCTGATCTCCATTCTCATCGTAATAGCGGATCCGCGGTGTCGCGTATCCGATCCCCGTGACAGTGTTCGCCGCTGCCGTGATCGCCGGCGATCTCGGGAGCTCGATGTCGTAAGGCCAGTAGTCGAGGCGCATGCGATGCGCCGTGTAGATTAGGCTGCGTCTTGTGTATCTCTCGACATGGATCCTCGCCGCGGTGATCAGCATCGAGATCGTGCTGTCCTCGTCCGAGCTGTCAACGCGCAGGTGCGCCTTCGCCTCGATGAGCGTGACGGGCTCGACCGCGGGCTGGACGAGCGTGACGAGGTTCACCTGGTCTCCCGTCTGCGTCGCGCGCGCTCGGGTATCTCGGGCTCGGGTATCTGGATCGGCGCGGGAGCGTCCTCGATCGGGACGGCGCATCCCGAGGAGATCGCGAGTCGCGCGTCCGAGTCGCTCATCTCGACGATGTCACCGCACTGGTAGCTGACCAGCGTGCCGACCATGTGCTGCATGATGCGTATTTTCATGGCTCATATCCTATTCCGATCCGAGATTCCAGCGCAATCTGTCCTGCGCGGTTTTCTCACTGTGACACGATGCGCACAGCGGCTGAAGGTTCGCGCGATCATTCGTGCCACCGGCGCGTAGCGGGATGATGTGATCGACCTGATCCGCGGATCCTCCACACATGCGACAGATCGGCTCTTCGCGCAAGATCATGAGACGATACCGACGCCAGGTGCGATCGTATCCGCGGTCGTGAGCTGATGGTCGCGTGTCGCGACTGCGAGGTGGTCGTGTCACCGGCCTCGGTGGTCGATGTCTCGGGATACGATCAGCCATGCGCCATGTCCTCGGCGAGGGCAACGATCCGACCGACAGGGAGGGAGTGCACCGAGCCGAGGACCGATGCGCCGTGTTCATTTGGCATGATATTTGCTCTTAATACAAATACAATACACAATACAATACATAATACATGAGCCTATGATTTTTTTTCATTCGCTCTCGCTCCGCTTCGCTCACAAAAAAAAATCTGAGGCACGATACGCGCGCGCGCGCGCGTGTGAGAGCCGATGCGATGCATCGTGTCACTATCACCACCATGGCAATACTTTCGCAAAAATGGCCCTAGATCGAGCGATCACCTTGGTGATGGCACGAACAGCCAAGAAAAAAAAATAGGTGCCTTAAAAGTGATTTTATCGATTGCAGCGAACCGTGACATCGATGCACGCCACCGCCCGCGGCAGCGTGTCGATCGAGATCGACACATGCTGCACGATCGACCACTCATCGTCGGCGAGGATCGACCAGTGCACTAGCCAGTCGATGACCGGCTTAATGCAGTTGTCCAGGTCGCGACCTTTACGCCAGCCATGACCGCTGCGCAGGATGATCTCGATCGCACATGGCGATGCGATTCGTGGTCGAGGCACGCATGCCTGAAGTGCGGCGATGTCGCACGACATCTGCCATTGGCGGTATAGCTTCGATGTGCGCACACGCCTGCCTTGACAACGCCAGATCGCGTTAGCCGAGGGCGGGATCGGCAGCGTCACCGAGATCGTCGTCGGCATCGTCGAGCCTCTGCGAGTCGCATGACATCCTCGCGCACGAGCTGATGCCGGCCAGCACCACCGCGGACACGCAGTCGACCGATCTCGATGAGGTGCCGGATGTACCGGTCACTGACTCCGAGATATTGTGCCGCCTCGCGCGTCGTCATGCAGATCCTCCGCTGAAGTGTCGATAGTACTCCGCAGGAGGTGCATGATGCGATACCTAGTGATCATGATGATCGTCGTGTGCGTGATGTTCATGACCGGCTGCGCAGGTGCCGGCGTGAAAATTTCTGGAGTCGTAACCTACAGCAGCGCCGACACTTCAGTATCGATCCGATTCGATCAGTGATTTTTTTCTTGCATTCTTGGGAACACCCTGCGTACATTTCCCACGCCGGAACCGTCAGGGGAACCGGCAGGAGGTACTCATGGGAACGAAACGACCACAGCGCGTGAGCGTTGTCGCCGCCGCGCAGACCCTCGGCATCACGCCGCGCGCGGTGCGATACGCGATCACTCGCGGGCAGATGCGGGCCGAGATGATTGGTGACACCTATGCGATCGAGATGAGCGAGGTGCTGCGATATGGCTATCGGACTACGGGTGCTCCATCTCGGGATACAGCATCTCGTCCGCAGCGTGCGGGTGGATCATCTCGGCGCGCGAGCGACTCTCGTCGGAGATGACGGGGTGGAGCGACTGGTCGATGTTGAGCTGGACACTCACGGATGGGTGTATCGGACTTACGGTGTCGACCTGGGCGATGAGCCGACCACGACTGCGCGTCCGCCGACGCAGACGAGGATGAGGATCGAGATGACGGATGACACCGCGGCGCGCCTGCGATACATGAGCGGCGCTCGCGGTATCACGATCGACCAGATCGTGGAGTATCTGGTCAGGGATGCCATGGAGGGTATAGATGATGAGGGGGTTGAGCCTGACACGAAAACTAGGCGAGTCAGTAATCCTGCACGCCGAGCGCGGCGAGGAGCAGATCATCGTCGGGGTCGTGACGGTGATGCAGCTGAGCGGGAATAGGGTGAGGCTGCGATTCGCATGCCCGCCGTCGGTGCGGGTGCACCGATATGACGATCCGATTGAGTTCGAGCAGGAGGAGGCAGCGTGATGAGTAGTGACACTGTGTATCGAGCGGCGACCCATCTGCTGCACGACGGGTACAGCGTGATCCCGATCGGACGGGATAAGAGGCCGTCAGGCCGGCATCTGCCGGAGCATGGCGGGCGCAGGAGTTGGACGCCGTACCGTAGCGAGCGCGCGCTCGAGACAGAGCTGCGTGACTGGTACGGGTATGAGCACGCCGCGCCTGGTGTCGGCATCGTCTGCGGACGCGTTAGCCGTGACCTACTGGTGCTCGACCTTGAGAGTGAGAAAGCATGGACGAGCATGATGTTTCTGGCTGAAGACGACAGGGAGATCATGCAACTGCTATCCGAGACCAGCGTCTCGATCACGCCTTCGGGCGGGCGTCATGTCTACCTGCACATGCAGTCGGCGCCTCCGGCCGGCAAGGTGCTGGCCAGAGACCTCGAGGGCGATGTCTGGATCGAGACCCGCGGCGAGGGACACTATGTCGTCGCGCCGGGATCGCTTGCCGAGGTGCACTCGTCGATGAGGCTGTACCAGTGGCTCAGGTATCTCGACCCCGAGCATGCGTGCGTGTGGCCTGACGCCGCGGTGACCAGGCTGCTGTCGATGTGCGAGCGCCTAGGTGCGACCGTGAATGGAGCGCATCAGACGGTGCAGTCGGTGCCTACTCCCGCTCCTGGTCTGCGACCAGCAGGTCAGGTGCAGGATGGACCTGGCGCCATCTATAACCAGCGGGGATCGTGGCGTGACCTGCTCGTGTCCCATGGGTGGACAGAGCTCGGCACGCACGGCGGGATCACGAGGTGGAGGCGGCCCGGAAAATCCGACGGCATCAGCGCGACGACTGGACATTGCCGCGGTGATGTTGGCGGTGACCTGCTGTATGTGTTCTCGAGCAATGCCGCGCCATTCGAGCCGGGACGAACCTACTCGATATTCGGAGCGAGGGCAGCGCTCATGCACGGCGGCGACCACTCGGCCTGTGCTCGTGAGCTGCGTGACCTCGGGTATGTCGCCGATGCTCCGGCGTGTGGAGTACTCGTCGAGAAAGCCAAGCAGAACGCTGCGGAAAATGCGCAGGAGAGCGGCGAAAAGAAACGCCGCTACAAGTTCAGCTCAGAACTGCGACGGGTCGAGGATGACAAAAAATGGATCGTGCATGGAATCCTGAGTGCAGGCCAGACGACGATTTTGAGCGCGCACCCCAAGGCCGGCAAAACCACATTGTTGGCGCACATGATCCGCGCTCTCGGGACGGGCGAGCAGTTTCTGGATCGAGCGACTCGACCGTGTAAGGTGCTCGTGATGTCCGAGGAGGATGAGCCGACGATCGCTGATCGCATTGCCGACCTCGGCATCGGCGATTATTGCGCCTGGTATGTGCGGCCTTTCCCGGTCAGGCCAACAAAAATTCAATGGCAGGAATGGGTCGCCGCGGTGATTCAGGACTGTCAGGAGGTCGGTGCCGAGGTCGTGATCATCGACACGATGAGTCGCAACCTACCGATCAGTGACGAGAACGACGCGACCGATGTCGACAATGCTCTCCAGCCGCTCTGGGAATTGAATCGCGCCGGCGTCGCAATCGTCCTCGTGCATCACATTCGCAAGAGTGTCGCCGCGGGCGACGACACGATCACGAGCAGCCGAGGATCGATTGCCTTCAACGGGTTCGCCGAGATCATCCTGAACTTGAGCAAGATCAACAACGACGCGGACTCGACGCAGCGTCACCTCTCCGGTGACAGCCGGGCGAGTCATGTCCCCAAGGATCTCGTGATCGATCTGGTCGATGGACGCTATGTCGTCGCCGGTGATCTGCGTCAGGCCGAGGCCGCTCGGGATCGAGCGAAACTGTTGGCCGCGCTGACAGCCGAGCCTACATCCGCGCGGGATTGCGCGATCAAGTCTGAACTACCGCAGGCGCGGACAGAGCGCTTGCTGCACGATCTGATGGTCGCCGGGCGTGTCCGGCAGTCAGGGGATGGATCGAGGGGATCGATCTATCGGTATCAGTTGGTTGAAGGAGATGCGTCATGTCGCTGAAGATGCGTGTCGATGTTTATGAGTCGCTGCCACCAGGGCAGTACACGGCCAAGTTGAAGGAACGCAAGGAGATGCCGGCCTCGCAGAAATTCCCTGACGCCGGGCCGTCATTCGCGTGGGAGTTCGAGGTCGCCGATGGCGAGCATGTGGGCAAGTCAGCAAGCGCCTGGACGCCGACGCGTCTCACGAGCCAGAACAATCTCGGCAAACTCATCAGCCGCATGCTCGGGCGTCCGATGCGCAGCGGCGAAGAGATCGACCTCGATGATTTCATTGGCAAGTTGTACTCGATCATCGTCGACCAGACACAGGACGGAACCAGGACCAAGGTGATCTCAGCTCAGCCGATTGTCGCTGGCCAGCCAGGCGCTCCTGCTCAGGCTCGTGTCGTGACGATCCCGCCTCGGCCGGCAGCTCCTCCTCCTGCAGCGCCACCTGTCGCTCCTCCTCCAGCAGCTCCCCCTGTCGCGCCACCGCCACCCGCGGCCAAGGTGTTCGCGCAATCTAGAGCCGACTTCAAGATCTCTTACTACTGGTGCTATGTCTCGATCCGCGGTGAGCAGTCCGTCGAGATGCTCATCAGCGATGTCAAGAAACTCGTCGCATCAGGTACCGCCGGCGACCATGAGGTCGTGGTATACCTGATCGACGAGGCGGCATGGATGCCTCTCTCGGTAGTCGATCTACCGTTCTAGCCGGTGCTCACCGGCTACCTGGCATGACGCCGGGACAGCCGTGAGACGGAGATCGACCGTCATCGCGGCAAAATCAATCGAGCCTCCGCAAGGAGGCGCGATCGGGCTGGCGGTGCTGCATCGACACCGGGTCCTTAGTCGCGACGAGTGCCACCCAGCCAGCACTCGTTGGCGCGCGATCGCAGGCGATCATCTCCCGGGTTCGACTCCCGGGGCGCGTCATGCAGGTGATGAGGTGTCATGTGTTTGTCAGTTCTGAATTTTCAAGGAGCAATCTGATGAATGATCTGTTTTCAGAACCGGGCTTTCAACATAGAGACATTAAGGTTGAAGCGTTTCTTCTGAATGAAGGATGGAAAATTGAGTTTGTCGAATTGGATGACACCATTCTTGCTTCCATAGACATCTCGAAATTTCAAACTCGTGATGTCCAAGGTCGTAACAACTTTGTTGATCATGATCGTGTCGCAGTGATGGCAGAAAGCCTAGAGATAGGGCAGCCATTGCCTGGAGTTGTCCTTTTTTTAACTAATGGCAAGTACATCATGTGTGATGGCCGCCATAGGATTGAAACTTATAGGACGACAAAATCCAAAACTTTTTGGGCTTATGTTATCCTGGAAAATGACGAATCCAAAGTAGCCAGTAATGCGATTAGATTGTCAAATTTGCTCAATGAAATGAATGGAGAGCGTGCTGGTCAAACTATTGAAGACAAAAATGAACGACAGGTTCAGGCAGAATTGTGCGCCCAAGATGTGTTCGCTCAGGCTTGTTCTGGCATACCTAGAGAAAAAGCATTAAATTATGCTTTTGAAAAACATAAAATAAAAACTGGGACAAAAACTGCAAACATGGTCAGAAACAAAGTCTGTCATAAATTCGTTAGTGTTTACATGGCTGAAGCCGCGCCAAATGCGATCGAAGCAGAAAAGATGCTTAAAAAACTTTCAATGTCTTTTATAGATCATATTGAATACATTTTTTGTAAGGCTGAAAATCCTGACAGAATTAAATTAACAAACACGGTTTTAGCCGCACAAAAAAAGCGCGGCTGCAATCAAGTCAGGGATATTTTATGCACCAATAAAGATTTAAGAGTAAGTGAAATAATTAAAATATTACGAGAGAGCGCTTGCCTGACGGATGATGATCGAGAAGTAAACCCTGAAGAAGAAGCTCGAGTCTTGCGGTTTAATAAAATCAATAACGCAATTAGATCATTTCATGATGAATTGAATAAGGACTTAAGATTTTACGGTGAAGACAGGCAAAGACTTGTCGATCGATTGGCCAAAACTATTCCTGTTGCACAAACAGCTTTGCGAAAACTTCAATCGGAGACAGTCTAATGAATGATAAAATACCTGCGTTTCTTAAGAAACTGGCCATATCACACATGAAAAAAAATCAACCAATAAATCGCACAATTCTTGGCGTGCTTTTGAAGTCTTCGTATTGCCCTCAGATCTTAAAAAAGAAGGCCAAAATTCGCCATAGGTGTCCTTCTTATTGGGCATGTGTTGCTTTTAATAATTTTAAGGCTTCAGCATCTCGAAAGAATTCCAAATATAGGATCTGCCTTGAAAATGGACGACAATGCATTCGGCTTAAAAACATGTTCAATAGCGCGCGATCAGGCGATGATCAGGGCAAGATGGACATGTGAGCATATCGATCATCGTGGTCGTCGATGCACTGAATTTTTGCAGCTTGACGCGCACCATCTGACCTATGAGCGATTCGGCAGTGAGGATCCTGATGATCTCATGATCCTATGTCGCAGGCATCACATCGAACTACATGGGCATTGATCATGACCAACAGTATCTCAGTAGACCCTCGGATCGTGCGCGATCACCTCGACGCGCTCGATCCGGCGCAGGCCCGCATGCGGAGGGCGCGTGATCTCGTGATCTCGCTGCTCGATCGCATGGTGCGACGCGAGGTGATCTACGAGCGCGTGCGTGAGCGGATCGCCTGCGCTCGTGGCGAGCGGCGGGCGACATGCCCGTATCCGCCGCGGCGGTGCTGGTCATGCACCAGGTGCGAGACCGTGTCACGATCCGCGCTGGTGCTGGCCAAGTCGGACTTTGACGCGGCACGCGACAACCTGATGCAGGTCATGATCGAGCAGGAGAATTTCGGCCGATGATCGTGATCATGCGAGATGGCGAGAAGTTCCGGATCGATCCGAGATGGTCGTCCGTGAATCCGGCTCCCGATATCGTGCACGAGAGACAGATCACGCAGATGTGGAAGTCCTTCCGTGATGATCGCGTGTCATATCTGGTCAAGGTTTGTTGCATGACTGGTGATGATTACGCCATGATCTTGGCGCTCGATGAGGATGACTTCAGGCGCATGACGATGATGGCGAGGCTCAGGCATAACGAGATCGAGAACAGGAGAGCAGCATGTCCTACTGGAAAATGAAACAGCGGAACGAGAGGCGCGACGAGATCACGAGGCTCGACGCCGTGATCCAGCAGTTACGCGCGCGGATCAAGCAGCTCGAGGACGCGATCAGGACTAATGCGGGCCAGCAGGAATGGGCTGTCGCCGCGCTCCAGTCAGGAGGTCATCGTGCCGAAAATGTATAGCTGGAAAATCGAGAAAATGGAGGTGACCGATGGACAGGGTCGCGTCTATGTGCTGCCGGATTCGCTGCGTGTCATGGACTGCGCGTCGTGCGGCGTGCTCATGACCAGGAGATTCGACCTGGTCGGACCGAAAACCACGCAGCCGAAAATGCTTGGCGGGCATCTGTTCGACCTCCACGGGCACGCCCGACCATACTGTCACGACTGCTACCTGAGACTCCGCGGCATCAACTATCGATCGCTGGGGATCACCGATGGATGAGTCATGGACACCGCTGGAGCGCATGTTGGATGATGTCGCCGCGACTCTCGCCGACCAGTGCGGCGAGGCTGAGCGGCGCATCCGAGAGCTCGAGCATGCGATCCGGCGTCATCGATTCCTGATGCGCTACTTGGCCGCGCGGCACATGGATGCGGATGGTCGTGTCGATCAGGTCGGGCTGCGCATGCTCGACGACGCGTGTCGTGACCTGTGGATGCTCGTCGACGAGGTGCGCAAAAAATGACACACGATGAGAGTCAGCTCGCGCGTAGGGCGATCACGATCGTGCGCGAGATCGCCAGGCGATACGGGCTGGATGTCAGGCAGCACCCGCAGCTCGCCGAGCTCATGGCGATCATCATCGAGCTGCGGCAGAAATGCACTGGCAAGGTTGAGGGCTGAATCCTCAGGTGTCGTGGTATGATCGTTCGCCCGGTCGTGTCGACCGGCGAGGAGGTGAGATGCTGAGATCGTTTCTGTTACTCCTGGTGTTGGCCGTGCCGTGTCATGCTGGACCACTCGGTCTATTCAAGAAACCGAGCCGATCGACTCATCCAGTGCAGTCAGGATCGAACCTGTCCGCATACGAGTCGGCCAGCATCAGCGCGCAGGTCGGCGTGTGCGCCCACCGCGGTGGCGTGTATGCGTTCGAGGGTGTCGGGTATTCGAGCGTGTCGGCCGACCAGGCCCTCCGCAATTGCTGCTACTATGGGCAGCGTACTATCGTCGAGTCGGCGGTCGTGCGTGGTGATCGTGGTTGGTTCGCGTGTGTTCGTTACAGGTAGACAGGAGGTCTCTCATGTTGACTGGTTTCGTTCTGTGTCTGTGTCTCGCTGGTGACGCCAAGGGTCAGGCGGCAGCTCCCGCTAGTGACACCAAGGGTCAGGCCGCGACCAAGGGTCAGGCCGGCAAGCCTATCAAGGCGATCCGCGAGGTGACACCCGTGCAGGCCGAGATCGTGCGCGAGGGGCGCATCAGATGGAAGCGCGCCCGCATCGTGATCACCGACTGATGCCGCTGACCATGAGCGCGTCGTGCCGTAGATCGGTTGGTCGTCGGGGAGATCACGGCGTGTTCTGGAGGGGTCCCGGTTCGGGGCCCCTTTTTTTTATTTTTTTCCTGTAGTCCCCTTGACACTATGACCGATATAGGACATACTGATCACATCACCGCAGTGGTGATGGGACGAAAGCAAGGAGACGGAACAATGAACGATCATACTATTCGAATCGAGTATCTAGAATACCTCACCAACTGGCGCATAACAAACCCAGATCAGACGCCGATGACATTTCAAGACTGGTTTAACTCGCGTTAACAAACCCACTGATGAGGCTGGGGGCGCCGGGCCGAAACCCTTCGGGGTCTGGGACGCAATAACCAAGGAGATAGAACGATGCGAATCAACGATATCGATGTTGCCAGGGCCATCGCGGCGAATGATGTGTGGGCCGTTTATCAGACAGCGGACGGTCGCGTCTGGCTCGATCTCGATCCT